AACTCAAAGAGTTGATCCTTAGCCGCTGCTGATATAGCATCTTCTAAGAAAATGAACAATCTACGAACGTTGATTCGGTCAAATGCCGATCTCTTACCAAATCCTGTCTTGTCTCCAAAAAGAACAATACCAGCACCTGGTTGTAACATAACAGGATTAACTCTATTTGAATATAGAATATCTCTCTGTTTCTTGCCTGGATTATAAGCAAGTTTTACTGAGTTGAGGATTGTACCTCTTGCGGTACCCGCTGGAGAGAACCAAGGGAACTGTTCAATATCAGTTCTTGCACAACATCCAGCAATGTCACCGTTTAATGGTACATATCTGAATGTGTTATTGAATCTATCAAACATATATTTGTATCCACTATCGAACACACCATATGTTGTAGATGTTATTGGAGCAAAGAATTCAACAACTTTATTAGTCATTGTGTCAATGTTATTCACAGTTACAGTTCCTGCTGTGCCATCATTTAAGAATGCTTGTCTGAAAGGTGAAATAAATGCAACTGCATCTTTTCTTGCCTCTGCGACAGCAATACATTTTTCAGCAACTGCTTGTGACTTTTCTTTTGTATGATGAGCAGCACCCATCATTATAAAGTCAACTTCAACCTCCTCTGTGTTAGAGAATATTTCTAAACCACCGAGTATGTCATCAATACCTGGATCTAACGCTCCAGTTGTTACATAATCTGTTTTTCCACCGTAGTTTTTACCACCTGTGAGTGATGAAGTGAATACACCTATAACACCAAATCCTTTATCAGCAGAATCTGCAGGTTGATCCCAACCATTATCTCCATCTAAAGTACCGATTGCAGTTGCAGTAGCACCATCAAATCCAGTAGTTGTGATTCCAGCAGGAGCACTACCACCGTAAATGTATTGTGAAACATTTGCGAGATACTTTCTCCAATATGAAGTTGAACCAACTGAATATTCAGCATCTGTTGCTTTGGATAAATTTAGATGCTTTTCAAGGATTGTTCCAGCGTTACCTGTAATTGTTCCTTTATCGTCAATAACAATTACGTGGAGTTCATCGTGTCTACCACCTCTTGCTTGAGCATAAGATGAAGTGCCAGGTGCATCTGCCAGTGAATCCCATTCTAATTTAATTGGATTGCCATTTCCATCTTTTGTAGTTAAAACAATTTCTTGCTGTTCAAACCAGTCAACTTGTGAACTAACAACTTGTGTGCTTCCAGTTCCTACGTTTGAACCTGCAGCAATTGGTGTAATTATTTCACTTGCTTTGAAACAATAAACACCATTCGCTTGATAATCAACTTGTGTAACAGTTCCAGCAGCAGAAACGTGTGATAACACTTTAACCTCTGCTTTTCCTGTTTCAGGAATCCCAGTAACAATACCCTTAAGGTATCCGTCAAGTAAACTTGTTCCAGCGGCACCAGCAACAACTCTGTCTGATACGCTTTGTGTAACACCCATTCCAACTGTTGATACACCAGCAACAGTTAATATTTGGTCTGCTTTACCATCTATTATTGAAACTCTTATACCGTTAGCATAACTACCAGGTGTTTTAGCAGCAATGACTGTTCCAGTTATAGTATTATCATCATAACCAAGTTGATTATAATGTGTATCACTTTTGATTAAAAGTTCAGGTGCACCGTCTTCTGTTGCATTTTTTAATCCAGCGTCATTCGCACGAATTACCTGCATTGTTCCACCATATGCTAGGTAAGAAGATGCAACCATCCAATATTCGTAATGATTGTCTATTGAGTAGGGTTGTCCAAAAGTCTGTAACAAATCCTCTTCATTTTCAATCAGTTGTGGTTCCTCTACAGGACCTTTAGTAAATGGAGCAACTAACGCACCAATAGAACCACTTGTAGGATCTACGTTACCGATTGTTAGATCGACTTCTCTTACTAGGACACCAGGAGAGGCTAAATTTACCGCCATCTTGTATTCTCCGATCTCAGGAATATTTTTCTGAAATTATTTATTAAAATACCCTTTTTCATCGGGGAAACGGTGCATGAACTACCAATCAGGATATTCCCATCTCTTTATCTCTACTTTTTTCTTACTCTTTACTCTTTGAATAGTACAAGTTTTACACTCATAAGAATATGAGGATTGAATACTTTTATTCTTTCTAATTAAGTAAAAACCATCTATCAAATCTTTTATTTTACCACATACTCGACATTTACGTTCTGTAAGAACGAAATGATCAAGTTCCATTTGTTCATCAAAATCCATTACAGAACTTGAATAACTCCGTTACAATCTGGAATATCTTGAAATATCTTGTTTTGTATACCTTGTTTTAGAGTCATAGCACTCATCGCACAACTCGTACAGGCACCACCTAATCTTACTTTTACAAACTTTGTTTCTTCTTCTATTTCTACAAACTCCACAAAACCACCATCTGCTTCAATATAAGGAGCAATTTCAGATAATGATTTAATTACATTACTTGCTGTTAATTCCATTACATATAATCCCACATATAAGAACGGTCTCCATATTCATCAGTGTGCCATAAATCTCCGTCTTTGTCAACAAAAGAAGTATCGTCCAATCCATCAGACATAAAACCAAAAGGTGCCATATCCTGTTCTATTTGATTTTTCTGTTCCTCATATATTCTCTTTCTTACATCATTATCAGTCATTTCTTTGAAATAATCCTGTGCAACTAACCAAGCAAATATAACCAAACACATTGCTAGGTCATCATTACACCCCTCCTCTGCTTCAAATGAATTATGTTTTTGTGCAAAAGTAGTGAGTTCAGAGATTATATCATAATCAATCACGAGTATCTTATCATCTTCTAACAGTGTTTTAAGGTTTGAACATCCTAATTTCTTTACTGCTTGTGTAGTTCTTACACCTAATTGTGATCTTTTACCACTAAAACCTGCACCAACAACTTGACCTGCACGACCTCTTTGTGAACACATTAGTAAATTATCATACTCTAAATCATAATTTAAAATAGATGCAACCTGATCACCAATATCATTTACCTCACATAATATAAATGCTTTATTATATGCTTTACCTATATCATCGATAATACTTGGAAACAACATTGGTTTGATTTCATTGTTTCGATACTTTGCGACTGCTTTATATGGAAAGTTTGTAATATCGAAAACAATAAATGCAGAATAATCATTACCTAAACCACGAGCAACGTCAACTGTAATGAGATAATTATGATCTTTTTGTGGAACTTCGTATACATCTAATCCTGCATTTTTTTGTATTGGGTTTTCATATACTAGATTTTTTAACTTTGCTGGATTGATTAATGTATTAACAGATCCAAGAAACTCACATTCAAATTCAACTTTGAACTGTTGCTCTGATGTGTTTGCAATTGTTTGTTCCTTCCAAGTTTCATCACGACCTGGTACTTCAGACCAGTGAACTTCTGTTGGCACATATTCATTTTTACCTCTTTCTGCTTCATGCCACATTCGGTAAAAATGATTCATACCTCTTGGTGTAGATACAATTATAACTTTTGTTTTCTGACCTGAAGTTATTGTTGGATATACAGATGCAAAGAAATCATCTGCGATGTGATTTGGAATAAACGCAAACTCATCAAGGAATATTACGTTATATGATCCACCTCGAACAGCAGATGAGGATGTAGAGTTAGCAGATATTTTTGAACCGTTTTCTATTTCTAAAGAACCTTTATTCCAAGATATAATACCTTGTTGCATCCATCTTGGTAAATTTTCATATGCAAGTTGCAGTCTACCTAATAAATCACGGGCAGTAGAAGCTTTGTTTGCAAGTATAGCAATATTAACATTATCATTAAAAATCGCATAATGTAAGAGATATGATACAACCGTTGTCGATTTACCTGTCTGCCGAGGCATTTTACATATGTTGAAACGGTTCTCATGGAAATTTTTGATTAATTTTTTCTGAAAAGGATATTGTCTAAACGGAACTAAACCTTCATCAAGAGATACTATTTTGATATAATTGTTCGCAAAATAAACTGGATCGTCTTTACACTTCAAGAACTCAATAATATTCTCCTGTGTAAATTCAATCTGAGTATTCGCCTTTTTTAAATTGGGATTACCAAGATAAACTTCACTCATTTAAATAATTATGAAATAGTAAATGCCACCTTAACTACTTTGACACTCCCGCCATTTGATGCTGCAGTTAATGTATCTGTAAAATCTTTTTCAATTACAATTGATTGTAATGTACCTAAAGTAAAACTACCAATTGTAGTTCCACCAGAATCTTTTCTTGTTATGACTAACGCTGCGGAATGACCATTGTAAAGTCTTACCACACTAGCTGAGTCAACATTTGAAGCAGATGATAAATCACCCTCTGCTGCTAAGACTTTAATTAACATAATTCTAAACTTTATTGACTATTTATG